TTCACCATTAAACCATTTCTTAAATACGCCGTCTTCATCTATTGGATCATCATGATACATAAACGCTTTCCTTACACGCTCTGCATCTCTAAAGTATGCGTCCTCCATGTGTGGAGGTTCACATTCAAACCTTGCAGCAGCCTCAACAGGGTTACGAATATATTCCGATTCCAATTGGTGTCTTTCAATAGTTGGATTAACGTCCCACGTTGATGCTTTAATACACCAAGTTTTAGGTTCATTCTTTTCTATTGCCCCTTCGTATCTCTGCTGAATGAAGTCACCCTTATACCTGGGGAACGACAGAAGGATAACCTTTCCAACCTCTGGGAATCTAGACATCACAGATAACTTACTCATATTATAGATTGCAGACGCTGAACCTTTATTTCTAACCTCCCCCTTCAATTCTGAATCGGTTTTGAAAGCTGAAATCTCATCCAAAACAACAGTCATAACTTCATAACCCTCCCAACCCTCAGATTCAGAGTGACCAGAGAAACATCTTACTGGTCTGGAAAAGAAGAAGATTTCACTTACTCTAGGTTCAAACCCTTGGTCATTAAACCAGGGGCTACCCAGTAAAAGATTTTTCAATGGCTCGAAGAAAACCCTTTGCGCCTGTTGAGCGTTAACAGCAAGATTTAGAAGATCAACATACACGCCGTTAGCTTTACCATAATACATAAGGGGATCTCTTAGACAATGCAATAGGTAAACCGTTCTAGCCATCGATATTCTAGAACAATGGTCTTTACCAGATCCCTTACCTAACTGACATATAACCTCATTCTGAGTATATTTATTGTAATAGTCAGTTCCTTCTTGAACTCCCATTAACTTCTGCAAAGTCTCTTCTTTCAGAATCTGTGTACTTTGCTTTACGATCTCCGTTTGTATTTCAGACAACGCAGGAAGATTCAAATATCTTTTATCCTGAACAAACACTTCCAGCGGGACAGGTTCTTCAACTAACTCATCTTGATTCAACAATCTACTGAAATCAACTAGTTCAAGATTTAGCCCCATGTATTCGCTCATGGTCTGCTATACTCCCTCTTGAACGGAATCATTACCGGATAGCTCTTCCACGGGGATAGGAGCGTCAACTATATTATTAGAGGTCTCAAATACGGACGAGGCTTCTGCGTCGATTATATTTTGATCCAAAATCTCAAATGCATCCGCCAGATCCCTTTGCACTTTATCCCTAATTTCTGGATGCTGCGATATTACATCACGAATGATCTTTGACAACAAATTGTTGACAGATTCAGCCCTCTGCATTCGTGCTACATACTCAACATCAGTCTGGTTATTATTCATCAACTGGTGCAACTGAGCCTTCTTATGTGCCACTTCAGCACATAATTTCAAAGCCTGGATTCTGGCGCTGACCATTCCGTGATCCGTAGCAATAGTCACAGTCTCCCATGACTCCTTACCGATCTCATCAAATTCGCTAAGAGCTTTAATAGTGTTCAACTGAACACGCTCTAAGAAATATGGATCAGACTCCGCTTCACGATGTAAGATTAATTTGAATTCTTCAATATAGGCACGAATATCGCCACGCTCTAGGTCCAACAAGGACGCTATCTCTGTGACGTTGTACCCCTTGATATGGTATTGACCAACCTGATCTACCAACTCCAATTTGTCAATCAGAGTCAATTGAGTGTTAGATTCGTCTTCAATAACGACATCTGTCATACTATATTATACCATACCTTACAGACCACCGGGACGGTAGGGGTCGCCAATAGGGTTGAGCATAGGATGTTCACCCATCATCTCTTCCCTCCAGTACAACTCTGCATCACCGTCAAATTCAGTCTCTTCAGAATCTTCAGGATTAAATGTCATCTAAATATTCCTCCAAATTGAGTACATTTATATGAATAAAACCCACAGTACAACAAATGCCGAAATTTGTACCGCAGTACCCCAATTAATCATAACACTCAATGCATTCTTCATCTAAAAAACCCACTCCGTCTTTCCGACACCTTGCCCCCAAGAATCCCATCCCGGGGCTGTGTCTCTAGCGAACAACTCTATCTTTCTTTGATCAGGGAACATCTGCTCGATTCTTTCCCTAACCTCAACAGGCTTAGAACTATGAGCTCCACGCATCTCAGAAACAAACTGACGAACATTCCTAGCGCCTCTAGGCTGAGGAATCTTCCCCATCTTGCCTACTAGACACAACTCAACTTGACTCATGGTGTAGAACCCAGGGTTAACTCTTTGCTTATCCCACACAAAAGCAACAGTAGCCCAAGCAAACCCCCAAGCATCCATCACATCGAGTGCTTGAGGAAGATGAGGGCTACTTGACCACATGAACAATAACGACTCATCGTTATCAACTATACTCTTAAGATCCATACCTTTTATATCATCAATATGCATCGTGTCATAATGGGCGACAGCAGCGCCGGTATCGGGTTTACCTTTACCGGCGTGCTGCCTTTGCCCTTTATAGTCCCAAGGCGGATCAGCATAGACTATCTGATACTTCAATCTTTAGCCTTTCTACCAGACTTTCTTTTTGAAGAAGCCGCCTCTCGTTTCAATTGAATTCGACGTTCCTCTTCTTTGTCCAAAGTCTTTTCTAAGGGCTGTATGAGTTTTGTCTCAACAGACTTACGTAATGACGCAATCGCAATATGAAACATCTTAGTAAAGTCATTCCTGCTAGGGTTGCTGTCCCATTGAGCCATAGAAAACTTTTTCATAGCAGACTCAACTTCAGCGTTAGTGCCCCTTGTACTGAGATACTCGTTCATACTGTACAGCCATAAAAGACGCTCATTTCTTTCATCCGAAGATGACTGAGCAGCCCTTTCGACTAACACTTCAGGCTGTACGTCAGACACGCGTCCCGCATGAGTTGCAACGGTCATGATGCGTTAAAGCATTATTGCCACCGATAGCAATCAGCAACTCCTTATGCTCTGGAGATAGATCGGGACAATGTGACCCAACATACGTGAACAGATTGACAACATGATACATTGTCGGGTTGTTCACAAGGTTTTCTGGGCTTGGGAAAGTAGTCCTAAAGCCTTCCCCGCTCCAATACTCCATGATGCGATTGAAAACCTTCGTCGGAACCCCATTCTCCTGACAAATCCTGAGGATAACGCCTCTTACGTCGTTAACCTTTTCATCGCGGAGATGAATGAACCCATCGAACATAGGTTTGATCTGCTGCTTAGCGATACCCGCAAACTCTGCGAACTGCTCAACCACAGCATCACGACTGTAGCCACGCACACGGAACTTACGGTTATCAACCTGAGTAGTGGAGCCATTGCTACACCACTCCCTCTCCAGATAAGCCTCAACCACTGGATGCGTTGCCCAAGTATCAGAGAACTTGATCTTAACTCCACCATAATACGGAGTGTCCTCCGTCAAGAAATTAAACTCATCCGTAGTAATGACTGCACCTAACTGGCCAGCATCATTGATACGAAAATGCTTAATGCTCGCATCATCACCAATAGCACCAGCTGCTGCATCTAAGACATCACTATGTGCCACATTCGGTAAATCCAACTCAGAAAATGAGGACACAGTGTTACCCCGAAATACAGCGTTCAGGGAACGACCAGGGGTCTCATTGACATGATAGTTGTAATTCATTGCCACCAAATCATTGGGGCTACGCTTAACATACGGGAAAGGCACACTGATCATTTCAGAGAACTGCTTGGACGCTCCATCCGTAAGTTTAACCCTATCCCCATTAATGCTGAACACACTCTTGCTTTCAACCTTCAAATCATTAAAAGTAAAGGGTACAATTTCAGTATCTTTCATCTTTTCAGCGATAACGCTTTTTGCTTCATCTAAAGTTATTAAATTACTCATTTTTTCTCCATTCCGTTGCCATCGGCAACTTTCTTTATATATATTTTACCACACAAGGGCGACACAATGCGTACCAAACCCATATTTCTAAAAAAAACTTTACGAATAGGCATGCGCCCCATTCTCCTTAATGCTCAAAGGAGATACAGGAACAAACTGGGCATTCTCCTTAAACTCATCCAACTTCCTAGCGCCAACATACGACATGGCGCTCTGCAAACCATTAGAAATAGAAGTCATCACAGAACCAACATCAGTATCACAAGGAACCCAACCCTCTGCACCCTCAACATACCTCGAGCCGGCAGCAGCAGAAGCCATACCACGGTACTGCTTCAACCTAACACCATCAACTTCCTTAACCAAACCTGGAGCCTCAACGCAACGAGCCAGCATCCCGCCAATCATCACAGCATCAGCACCCGCAGCCAGAGCCTTAGCGATATCGCCGGGAGTCTTAATCCCTCCATCCGCAATAACCTGAACATCCAGGTAGTCAGACATGGCATCAGAACACTCCATAACAGCAGATAACTGCGGAACACCCACCCCAGTCTGCACCCTAGTCGTACAAGCAGCCCCGGGACCAATACCAACCTTAATTATGTCAGCACCAGCATCAGCCAAGAACCTCGCACCATCCCCAGTAGCGACATTACCCGCCACCAACGTACATTTATACCCATTCTTGTCAATAAGCCCTCTCAGGCTCTCTACGACGCCCCCAACACGCTTAGAATGGCCGTGAGCGACATCAACGACAAGCATATGCGCCCCAGCATTCAAAAAAGAGTGCGCAACCATCAAAGGAAGCTCATTAATGCCCAAAGCAATACCACAAAAAGAACCATTTTCGGCAACATCAACAAATTGGTCCCTTCTTTGCCGAATTGCCAAATTTCGATGCAAAACACCGACACCACCATGCTTGTAAATAGCCTTACACATCTCCAATTCGCAAACAGTGTCCATATTCGCCGCAATTATTGGCAAATCTAAAAAAATGCCCCCAGCCCCAGCCAACAAAACCGAAGTATCGCAATCCTGACGAGAGACAACATCAGAATAGCCTGGAGAAATCAAAACATCGTCATACGACAAAAAGACTTCACTCATTACCTAATCTTCTCCTATAAATAGCGCGATCGAGCCAAAGTGCGACCACCAAAGCAGACACAAAACAGCCAACACCAATAATAGCCAACCAAAACGCATGCAAAACCAACTTCACCACGTACCACCCCCTGAATCCCACTTTTTCTTACCCTCAATCATATCCCTAAACCCACAATGCGGACAATACATCTTTTCAAAAACATCAGGCCACTTAAGATCATACTTCCTCAACTCATGGGCATAAGACCACCACTTACCACACTTAGAACACGTAAAACTGAAAATCGACTCCCCAGTATACTTATGAGACATCATTCCTCCTTCTCAACGACTTACACTTCTTACACTCATCCCACAACCACCTATCAGGCGTCTCAACAGCAACCCAAACGTGAGGAACCAATTTATAGCCATCACTCTTACCAAAAACCCAACAACTATCATCCATCAATCAAACCCAACAAAGTCAAATAAGCAACAGCAGCCT